GTCTATGGCTTGCCGGCCACCACCAGTGAACACCATTTGAAACCGGCCAGCTTTATCGCGCTCAGCATAGTGTTCATACCAAGCATAGAAATCTTTAAACTTAGCCCATGGACTCCATTTGCTTAAGGCAAATTGATGATACAGCAGTTGCGGTCCCTGTGCGTGAGGGGTTGCACTGCTGTATATGATCGGTAAGCCGTAGACATATCCGCGTACAGTTTTCCAAAGGCCAGAAGGCTTAGGAAAACCGCTAATATACTTATGAGCTTCATCCAAAATGGCAATTTCGTGGTTCTTTCTAGTAAGCTTATCTATCGAATGGTAATTAACTAAATCGTATGAGTTAAGATGGTTGAAATTATTCAGCGTTTCAGTCCAGCCTTCTAGCGCACCTTTCTTAGTTACTATAAGACCAATAGCAGCTAAGCTATTTTCACATGCAACTAGGGAAGTAATAGCTTTGCCAGTACGTTCTTCCATAGCTAGGTACACTAAACCAAATTCGCGAAGCTTTTCTAATGCTTCTTGACCTAGTTCTACCTGATGAGGCTTTGCTACCCATTCAACCATTATTCTTTGATCCTTGCCCAGCCTGTGCTTTCATGAACATCAGTTATTATAATACCATATACTTCATTAAAGCGATCAGCTACGCGCCGGCTCATCTTTTTACCTTTTAAGTAATGTGATATTTGTATTGGCTGTACTGTCATCTTTTCATCAGACAATGACTTAGCCATAGCATAAGCAGACGGCACACCAAAATGCTCCGCCGCATAAGCTAGGGCCTCCTTGGCTGTCATATTTGGTGTGTCGTCTACTTCACTCATTATTGTATTCCTTAAAGTCTTGGTTGAGTTCCAGCTACATGTTGAACAGGAGTTTGCACTTGATCTTCAGATTGCTGTGCCTGAAAACCTGCGGTGTCTGGCTCGACATAAATAGTTTTATTCAAATCAAGCTCAACATCTTTAATCATCTGTACAAGAGCTACTTGCTCAGCAAAGTATGTCAAAGGACAAGTAATATGGGGCATATTAAATGCAACACGTTCCTTATAATACTCAATAGCTACGCTCATAGCTTCTTCATGCATATCATCAGTGATTACTTGCTCAGCAGTTTTTTCACCCACACGGAGTAAACCAGGAATATTATCAGAAGAGTCTCCCATAAGCACTTGACGATAAAGAATGACTTCAGCTTCTTCAGGACTAACGTCACGCCATTCTTTGTTAACGTAGTTAAAATGCCGGCCTGGTATTTGCAACATATCTTTATCTATGCCACAATGGAAAGCGCCATTTTGAACCATGTCAGATGCAATACCATCATCAGCTTCAAAGCCATGTACGCGCATACCGTTGTACTTAGTTTCAAGATAAGTTTTGCAGTAATTAAGAAACTTAGGCTTAGGCATACTTTCGCGATTGCCTTTGTAAGGCTTAGTCATAGCGAAAGTTGTTCTCACCAGACAAATATATGCGCATATGCCCGATACCTGTTTGAGTACTAATCTCGCGTAAGGTATTATCAATGATTTGCGAGCATGCACCCTCAAAATCATTTTCGCATACTGCAGCAGTACGATATGCTATGATATCACCATCAACAGCAAGAACATTAATAGGCGCATTCATTGCTTCTTCACCCAGTAACCTAGCTATATGATCTATATGCCATTGCATAGGATGCTCTAAATCTAATTTAGAGCCTTCAAGTATTTGTTTTATTGAATGCGTCATGGTTATTCTTTCCTTATTTTGTCAAGATGTTTTAGTTCTATCAAGAAGGCAACATTGCATGCTAGATGTTCAAGATGATGCAAACCACTTTCAGGATCGTTTTCTTCACCAGCTTTCCAAGCCAGAAAATGACGCTCAAGAGCAGAGATATAGCTTTCAATGTCTGGAGTGTTACGCCAATTATTAACTTTGTATTTCTTGGCTCCATAGGTCATAACTTTAGCTACACCTAATGCAAGCGATGGTGGAACTAATGCAAGACGAGGTTTATTACTATCAAACTTCATAAAATCGCCAACAACTTCATATTTCATATTAGCTTTTAATAATGCAGCTTGACAGCCTTCGCAAGGAGGATGTGTAACAAACATTATACAATCTTCAATATCTACAAAATCTTTCTTGCATCTATCATTAAAGTTTGCTATTGCTGCAGCTTCAGCATGAATTACATTATCATGAGTAGAACCATCTTCGTTTTCACATGGCCCGCCATCTAGATTATAATTATATCCAGTAGCTACAACTTCTAATGACTCACCTGATGTGATGCTGTTTATTCTATGAAATATAACAGCACCTACTTTACGTTTTTTAGCTGGCGATTGAGCAGCAACTTCAATCACTAGCTTATGCGCATTGTTTCTATCCATGATTAGTTAATACTCCCTATTGCATTAGTTACATTTGCGTCATTTGAAGTTAATATTTTACGTAAAGCTTCTGTTGGCGGAATAAATGATGAGCCTTTGTCAATATTAGCTTTGACAGTAGGATCAGTTTTGCCTTTGATAGCTTTAGTTGCGTTACTATTGCATATAACATGCACAATATTGTACACTTCATGCTGTAAACCCATGCAACGCAAAGCATTCAGACCAACTGTGAAGCAACAATGCAAAGCTAATGTAATAGCTGTACATGCATGATTACGTTCACCAGACTTGGCCTCAATAGCTTCTAGAACATCTATGCAATTCAGCATAACATGATCCATATATATGTCACATTCAAGCAGTGTTAATGAGCCTAGGTCAGCTTGATGGAATATAATATTAACTTGCTCTTCAGTAAAGCCAAGCTTCCAAAATACGCCAATGGCAACAAAGAATATATCGCCAACGCCATCCAAGACTTCGACCCTGTTGCCGGCAAGCATAGCTTTAACTGTTTCTTCAGTTTCTTCAAGAAGAAGTTTAACAGCTAATTCATGGTTCCATACTTGGTCATAACGTTGGCTATTCCAAAGTATAGCTCTATCTGTTATTGTCATCATTTTCATAGTATCTCCTAGACGTTAAGTTTGAATTTGATTGCAGGCTTAGGCGTATATGCCGCTATAGTTAGATGTGATGGTACAAAAGTTTTGTACGTTGTTTCATCATTTAAGTTATAAGGAATAGGCATTATTTCGGTTTTCTGCAAAGCTCGCATATAATCCATAACACCATCTAGGTGATTTTGATAGATATGTGTATCACCTAATACCAATCTAATTCGTCCGGGGGCAAACCCAGTTTGCTTTGCGATAACTGCGTTCCATGCGGCACAAAGTACAATATCGCTAGGAAGGCCAACCATGGTATCAACGCTACGCTGATACCATACCATATCGAGAAACTTGCCTTCTCGCACATACCATTGATAAAGCATGTGACAGCAGGGTAAAGAAAGCTTATCAAGACGATCAGGGCGCCAACCAGTAACGAGCATACGGCGATCCAAAGGATTGCTCTTGAGAGTATTAACAAGGTTTTCAAGTTGGTTCACTCCGTTAAAGTCAATCCATGAGTTGCCATAGTCTAGCTCAAGATGACCAGCTTCTACTGTTTCTGTAACATTGTCACAAATTCTTATCTCGTCGCCTTCTTTCATACCCCAGGCATCCCAATAGTTACAACCGTGCTCTTTGAAGTCTGCAACATTTTTAGGCCCACGAAACATAGCTGCTAGTTCACCTAATACACCTTCATAGAACATTTTACGACCTTGCAGCAATGGAAAGTCAACAGACATGTCAATGTCGATAACTTCGCCAAATAAGCTATACACAGGACCAGCACGGCTTTCGCGCTTTTCACCGTGGTTGAGTATTTTATCTATTAATTGAGCGTATTGAGCTTTTTCCCAATTTGACATGTCTCGACGCATTATTCTACTATTCCTTTGTTGAGTTTTTTAAGAAGTTTAATTGCATGCTTAGCTTGATATGTAGCATCATCTAAAGCATTGTGATACACACCAGTGCGTGGCTCCCATTCGATATGGCCTGCGGCATACTCTAGTGTACGTAAGTCATAACACTTATAATGATGTAAAGGCAAGCGACGTCCAGTAGACCTAAACATGCTGTCCAAAATAGGAAAATCAAAATTGGCATGAGCCCAGTACTGATTAGCATTCTGAGCTTCAATAAGTTTAGCAAATACATCTTGCACTTCCAGTATTGGTCTTGGGTTAGTGAATAGCGACTCTTGAGCATCTTTAGGACGATTAAGCCACCACTTAATAGTATCGCCATCAGCTTTACCATGTCTAACAGCTTCTTCAAAGTCTACTGTTAGTTGGCTTGAAGTAATAATGCCATCAATAGTAAAGAATACCATGCCAATTTGAATAACTGGTGCTGTCATATTTGTGCCAAGTGTTTCAATGTCGATCATGCATTGCTTTTCAAGCACTTTGAAGTGTGTATTAGTAGAATTGTCTTCAGGTATGATCGTCATGTTAGAATTCTTTCGGTTGTTCAATTGAT